TGTGTGGTTGAGAATGTATCTCTATATTTACGACCAAGTTCCATTTGGAAAGTGCCCGTAGAGTTAGTATTAACTTTAAAACGATGGATAATTAGACTGGCTTGTACATCAGATCTAGCTGAATCACCTGCACCTTTAACAGGATAGATAACAGGGAACTGTACATCCATCTCATATGCATAGCCTACGAATATACTTTGCTCAGTAATAGTCAGTGTACACGTAGCAGTAGTAGCAGTACCAACAGAAGCCTGGATAGTAACCACATCACCTGTGGTATACCCTGAACCAGGGTTCACAATCTGTACTGTACTGAGGTTGCCATCTACATCTACCTCACCAGCAAGCAGCAGACCTGAGCCTGTACCACCTGTAGTACCAAGACCAGTGAACTTACCAGTGCTTAGATTAGGACCAACAGGTGAATTACCGTCATTGTCCACATCGATTGCAATATCGGTTTGCTCATCCCATCGTCCACGCAGCGTAACGGTTTGGAAAGTTGCATCAATTGTATTAATGCGAGCAGGAGTACCACCGGCTGATACAAGATCAACAGCACGACCATCAGCACCTTCTCCAAGTTGGAATACAGTTAGACCAGTTGCAAACGTGGTTGCATTGAACTTAGTTTGATCATAAGTCCAAGGCAGTGTAAACGTGGTTTCGTCGTTAGCTGCGTTATATGTCAGGTCAGCACTAGGTACTTCACGTTTGTTATCAAGGTACGTGATAATACCTTGGGTAGCGTTGTTAACCACTACAGTACCATCGTTCTGTTTTAGCTCCATCTTTTGGATGGTAACGATATTAACGTCAGGATTAGCAGCCGTGTCTAAGTTACGTAGAACAGCCCAGTAGGTGTCTCGGATGATGGTGTGGTAGATCACATCTCCACTCATCTTAAGCTTGAACCAGGCGGACTGTAGGCGCCTCTCCGTGGTGTTATAGTATCGATAGCCAAAGATATCTGGAGTACCAGAAGCAACAGTTAGTACAATAGTATTGTTTTTAGATGTAGCAATCCGGTTAATACCAGTTGGATATAGGTTCGATATAATCTTACTTTGCTCAATAATTTCAGGCTGTCCCTCTCTAGGGGGGTTAGCCATTTCATATAGTCGGGTGTTACTACCTTCATCATTCAAAAATCCAATAGTAGTACCGAGAGAGAAAGGGCTAACGTTTTCGTTGTAGTTAAACGACGACACAAAGTTAATCTTAGCTGTCTCAGGTGACAGCACATCGTTATCAGTAGTCAGCATGAACTGCTCAGTACGACTAAACAGCACAAGACCGGTGTTAACTTCGATGGAGTCGAACAGGGTAGCTGGGTTTGGAGACGCAGCTGACAGGTCGATAGGATCCTTTGCAGTGATAGCTAGTGCAGTCGATACAAAGAAGTTAAAGAAGTCACCAGGGCGACTGAGGATTAAGTTCTGCCTAGACAACAAGCCAAGCCTGTTTCTAAACAGAGTTACATTATTGATTGTGTTACCGATGAAAGACGGTGTAGGGTTGGTGAGCGTGTCACCTACCGTACGTTGTGCATACTCTGTAGGACACACAAGGAATGAACCATCACTCTGACGGAACATAATGTGTGGCATCGTGGTGTTATCAATCGTAGTTGCAACACCTGGTTCACGCCACTCTTCCCACGTGCCCTGTCCATCATCACCGTTAGCACCAGCAAACCTTACGTAGTAATCATCTTCGAGGTTACCACTGTTTGCAATACGCAGTCTGTACTCATTATGGCACTGGTCAGGTAACAATGTAATGTCCTGCACCTCATCGGTAAAGACATTCAGGATCTGACGTTCTGGTGTCTCTAGTGAGAAGGTAGTTGCATCGTTTAGAGCCGTGATAGTAAAGGTAAGATCCGGGGGATTATTGTTGGTAGAAGTATTAAGCTGATCACCAGTCAACGTAATCGTATCACCAACAGCATACCCAAAACCTGGGTCAACAATTGTGATACCAGTGATGTTATTAGCAGAGTGCTGTACAGTCACAGTCAGTTCTTCACCATTACCGTTAGTGCTAGGTGAGATTGCTGTGGTTGGAACGTGGTTGTAAGTACCTACGGTAGTAGGCAGAGCTGAAAGATCAAACGTCGTTACACCAGTACCACTAGAAAAGTAAAGACCGTTACCAATCTTCTTAACACCAAAACCTTCAGCCAGTACCTTACCCCTCAGATCATCCAGCAATGCCTCAACGGTAGCAGTAGTAGCACCAGTTTGAGCAGAGATAATCTCAATAGTGTTACCACCACGGAGAATGTTAAACTGGTAGATTTGGCTAAATGCTAGAGTAGTGATCTCTACGAAACCCTCAGCAATAGCAGCAGGTTCTACATCAGCAGTCATTGCTGTTACTGTGTCCCTGTTAACAAACGCAGTGGTGTCATTAATAGTCAGGGTTTTAATACGGTCACTATCGGTGTGCTCTAGGTACTCACAGTTAGTGTCAGCAGTAGTAGGAGCAATGGTACCTGCTTCATTCAAGTCATTGATTGAGTGACCAACGTCATCATACTTGACGTTAAGTTGTTCACCTGCAGTACCAGCAAAGAACGTCAGTTCAGCACCAGCAAAACCAGTGATAGTCAGTACATCACCTGCTTCATACGCAGTGTCATCACCAATGTCATTGATGAATGCAGAGGCAATAACACCAGCAGCATTGACAGTCACATTAACAGTCAAGCCAGTAGCAGTTCCATCTGTAGTATTTGTAGTGGCTACATCGTTGGTAGTACCAGCTGTAAAACCAGAACCAGCGTTAGTAACAACCACATAATACCGGCGTTGTACTGCGGTGCCGCCATCAGTGTAATTACGCAGTGGTGCAGGGACAACACGGAACACATCAACCGTACCATCTGTCCTAACAGAACCGATGTACTGCTCGTTAGGATCACGATAAATGTCAAACCATTTACCCAGGTGTGCATTAGCTCCTGTGTCTTCACGTAGAAACTCACACCCCGGACGCTTACCCAGCATCCTGGTGACGTCAGGTAGAGCGTTTACACAATCTTTAACCTGACCCGAAAGTTTAAGTTGGTCAGGTTGTTCTGAGATACCCGCAACATAGCTCGGGATTGTTTGACTAATAGAACTCATCGCCGCAATGCATCAGTAGGAGAGAAAGAATGCCACACAGTTCCATCACGCCAACCCATCATGCTGTAGTCACCCTGGTTGCACTCATACTCCATGCAATACGCTTGGGCTCGGACTTCATTCTGTTGTAGCATTTGGACTAGTTGTGGGTTAGAGACAAGCTGTGCTGCTGCACGAGTAGCTGCTCTATAGATAACTAGACGTTTAAAAGGTTGGGGTAGATCAGTAAAATCTAGAAGGTAGACAAAATCAAGATCAAGAGTACCGTCATTGTTTAAGAGACCTTTGGCTCTAGTGAACTCATCAGTATGCTGGACTTTATCGTACAGCTTACCGTTTTTAATAATAACATTGACATTACGGTTAGCAAAGTCACCTGACATATCAACTTGTAAGACGTTATCAGCAATCACAAACTGATCGTTTACATCAGGTGTGGTGGTAACGTGGGTTTCAGTGTTGAATGAGTAACCCTCACTCTGTACATCTCGATTACATTCTTGCAACAGTTGGTAGATGTAGGAGATCTCAGGGTTAGCGTAATCAAGTTCAGTAATAGGTGCTTGACCGATCGCTCCCAGCACTTGATTGACTGCGGATAGTTCGGTATCGGTCTTAAATGTGGAAGCGGTCATAGTTATAAAAAGAAAAAGGGGAGCCATAAGACTCCCCAGTATAATCAGGCGGTGCGGTCGATAGCGGGAGTATCAGCCTCAACACCAGTGTAAGCGAAGCGGAGTCCCTGGGTCACAGAGAACACTTCAGAGCGGTTACCGTTAGAGTCGGTACCACCTTCAAAGGTACCACCTTGGGTACGGGCAACGGAGTGACGGATGGCTTCATCAAAGCCTTCGCACTCTTTGTTACCTGCAGCCAAGGTACCAGTGATAGCACCGTAGTCGTTACCCAGACCAGCGTCAAGGGTTCCGGCTACACCGTTATCACCAGCAGCAGTTGCAGCGTTTGCCATAGTATTAATTGATTAAGATCAGTTAGTTGCGCCGAGTTCATCACCGTTAGCAGCTTTGTCCTGCACACCACCAGACACTGTGCGCCCAATCTCTACAGGAGAGGGAGGGTTCAGAGTGAGGCTAGCGATGTGATCACCAGGGAGCATTGCATTGGTTTGAGTGACAATCCGGCTAGTTCCAGGAGTAATAGCCATGTTAGTCTCCTAAATCAGGTAGCTTGCAGTTCGATAGCAGCGGCAGGGTTCAGAGTGCCACAGCCCATAGCCATACGACCGACGACAAGATCGCCTTGGTACATGGTCTTGATGTCCGAACCAGAGGTTTGGATCGAAGGACCCATGGCTTCCACGCAAGCAGCAGCGTCACGGTAGTAGATCAGACCAGCGTGGCTAGAGAAGTCACCGCTGTAATCGTTGTTCTCACCTTCAACAGTGTTCACAGTACCAGCCAGGAAAGGCAGGTTGTTGGAACGCTTGATGTCAATACCAGCAATGCTGTACACACCGGAACCAGCCTGAAGGTTGGTGCCTTGGGTGTCGCGGTTCAAGATGTTGGTGTCTACTTGTGAGACCAACGCATAATACTGACGAGGGGAGAGGACAGCGGTACGCCCGTTCTTAGGCATATTCTTTTCGTCAAGAATAGAAGCGGCTTCAAAGAAGGCGTCAACCAGGGCTTGAGCGTTGTACTCGTTGTTGTCACCCAGACGGATCACAGAACCACCGGGCTCAGGACCAGGAGCGGCAGAGATAGGATGAGCTTCACGTGCTGCCAGAGCAATCGTACGGAAGATCTTCTTGTCATAAGCCTCAGCCAGAGCGTGACCGATCTTGGCAGAGATTTCACTCCTCAGGGAGTAATGAGCCAGAGTCTCATCGAGGTCATAGACAAATGCGCTGGAGATCAGCAGGTCATCCATGACGATGGTCTTCTCAGCCACAGGGATACCACTACCCAAACCAGCTGCATCATCAGCAGAGCCGAGGATAGGCAGACCAGGGGTGTGGTACTCAGCCGACATGCGACCGGTGAAGATGAATTGAGCAGCCTTGCCGTTGCGGAGCTGACGGCTTTGAACGGTGCCCTTAGCGATCGTAGCGCTTTCATACGCCTTGATCATTTCGCCCGTAAAGAGCTTCAGGTAAGTTGCATACTTAGCGTCGTATGCACTGACGGTCTGACCATTAATGGTGACGGTATCACCGAAACCGGTGCGACCCAGACCAGGGTTACGGTTAACAGAACCGAAGGAAGTACCGCGAACTTCATTGTTCGCAAAAGTAGGTACGTTAAAAGTTGCCATTGTAATGTAGAGAATGTATGTTTGACAGTCTCTTAAAGCTTTAAGATATTTAGTTGAAAATTTTTTGTGGTAAAATTCAACGTCTTACCGAACGTTCGGCAATTGGTTATCCCGTAGGGCCAAGAGCCAAAAGAAGGGAGAGTCCGACTCTGAGGTGCTCTCCCAACGTATCACGCAACAGTGATAGTAAGGGTTTCAGTGTGAGGGGAGTTGTCAGCTTGTGCGTTAGTAGCAACAACCTGAAGGACACAGGAACCAGCAGTAGCGTTGGCTGCCAAGTTGCACACACGTGCAGTGTCATCAGTCAACGTGGTGGTGGTAGTCGTGTCAGTCTTAGTCCAAGCATAAGTGGTGGCGACGCCATTCACAGTAGCAGGGAAGTTGTTAGCAGTGTAATCACTGTTAGTGGAGACAGCCAGGGAGGTGTCACCTTCGACATAACCAACACCCAGGTCACGACCGTAGTCAGACACGGTTGAAATCGGTTGACCAGTGGGGTTTTCATCCGTGGGCTCACCACGGGAAGTTTCATAGATTGCAGGTACGCGCATAATTAATTACCAATCAGCAAGAGTATTAGCTTGAACAGCGACGCCGATGTTGTTATCACCAGTATCGTCGCCAACAAGGTTATGGCAGTCAGCCAGCCGTTGAGCCATGGAACCACTGTCAGGGTTATCCCCTTCAGCTTGGTTACCAGGAATGAACAGCTGATCCGTTGAGTTGTGGGTTGGATATAGGACACGGAAGGTAGTTGGCATTTCATTAACCGAACCATCAGTAGGGTCAATAGCGCCTCTTCCGAAACGTGATCTAGGCATGTTGTTAATAATAGATTTTAATGTGGTCTATTCCCACCGTCTAGACGGCGAAGGGTGTCCCGTAGGGCCAACGCCAATAGGCAGGGGAGGAATTGCACCTCCCCAAAAGTCTACTTGCCAGATTTAATGTAAGTAACGCCGCGATACTTCAGCTTGGCTTGCTTTTGTGCAGCCTTCTGCTCTTTAACGCGAGCTTGCAGTTCAACGGTAGGCATTGAATTTCTCCGAAGTACCACACCCCCGTTCCATGGTGTGGCGTCATGCGTCCAACATGAAAGTCTCTTCTAGGAGTACACGTTGCAGACTATCTTTCAGGTATTTATAATATTCTTGCTCCACAGGATCACCTCCTGCCCACTTGTCGTGAGCAAAGGTAACAGCCTTGTGCAGCATCCGTAAAGAGGTGACTGTAAATTGTAGCTCGTAGATGCTTTCTTCCATGTTAGATGAACGTACGTTACTTTAGAAAGAATACTTGACCCCGGCTTTGGTGCCATAGTCATTGGTGCCCTCATTCAAGCTGGCAGACATTTCGCCATACACTTTGAGGTGCTTGTTAGCCTTGACACTAAAACCAACTTTACCAGCAGGTACGGTTTCAGACACACCGTTATCAGGAGTGGTCATGCTAGGACCACCTTCGATGAAGTAATCAAGAGTACCGACTTCACCTTCATAACCGACAAAGAAGTCAGTAGCAGTTTTAGAATAGTCAGTACCAGCGAACTTAGAGGAAGTCTCAACGTTCAGATAGGGACCAGCAACTGCAGGAGCAGCGAAGGCGAGAGTAGAGATAAAGAGTAGGGTGTTTTTCATGATAATTAGTTTAAGCTTTCTTAGGTTTCTTTGCAGTTTTTGCGGAGCGTTTAAAGTTAGCAGCCGTAGGTGCTCCAGGGTCCTTTGGGCTTCTCATTGTTTCACCACTGCCAGCAGCAATACGACGCCGCTTAGCGTGGATGTTGGCATACAATCCTTGTTTAGCCATTTAACATTTCCATTTACGTAGGGCTAGAGCCTTCCGGGTGGGCTTACCGTTCTTCTTCATCGGTCCTTTGTTACCTTTCATTCGGGCACAGAAGGACCGCTTGCGAGGACCGCCACCAGGTTGGGGAGCTTTCAGGTTTGAATTGGTTTCAGCATTATACTTCTCCCGACCTTTCTTTGTCAAGCCACCAGTCCGTGACTTGTGGACTCCCATCCGTAGACTAACAGACTTTCTTTTTTTTGATTTGCTTGCCACTTGGTTTACCTTTAGTAGTGGGCTTCATTGGTTTTTTCTTGTCGCCGTAGTGTCCAGGCATTACCATACTCCAGGAATGATTTGACCAGTTACGGCATACGCTCCAAGCGCTGCCATCACGCCGAGCATGGCAAGCCTGCCATTGAGACGCTCGGCGCGTTCGTTATGGGGGATAGAGTTTTCGTCGATGTACATACGTGGTTCAGTGGGCCAGATTTGGGTGTCGTTCATTAACCGATAGCGGGTGAAGTAAGTGCAATAGGTGCAGACTCAGCGGTTGCCAAGTCAAGTGGGAAGTTGTGAGCATTACGTTCGTGCATGACTTCCATACCGAGACCAGCTCGATTGAGGATGTCAGCCCAGGTGTTGATCACACGACCCTGCGAATCGATAATACTTTGGTTAAAGTTGAAGCCATTAAGATTGAAAGCCATGGTCGAAACGCCAAGAGCAGTGAACCAAATACCAACAACAGGCCAAGCAGCAAGGAAGAAATGAAGGCTACGTGAATTATTGAAAGATGCATACTGGAAGATCAAACGACCAAAGTAACCATGAGCAGCTACAATATTGTACGTCTCTTCTTCTTGACCAAACTTGTAACCATAGTTTTGTGAAACATTTTCAGTAGTCTCACGAACCAGAGAAGAAGTAACAAGGCTACCGTGCATGGCGCTAAACAAACTGCCACCAAAAACCCCAGCGACCCCAAGCATATGGAAGGGATGCATAAGAATATTGTGCTCAGCTTGGAAAACAAACATGTAGTTGAAGGTACCCGAGATTCCCAACGGCATTCCATCAGAGAAACTGCCTTGTCCAAAAGGATAGACAAGGAATACAGCTGTTGCAGCAGCAACTGGTGCGGAGTATGCGACAAAGATCCAGGGCCTCATTCCGAGTCGATAACTAAGTTCCCATTCGCGTCCCATGTAAGAGAAGACACCGATGAGAAAGTGGAAGACCACAAGTTGGTAAGGTCCTCCGTTGTAGAGCCATTCGTCGAGAGAGGCTGCTTCCCAGATTGGGTAAAGATGTAGTCCGATTGCGTTGCTGGAGGGGACGACCGCTCCAGAGATAATGTTGTTTCCGTACAGGAGGGATCCTGCGACTGGTTCTCTGATTCCATCGATGTCAACAGGTGGTGCTGCAATGAATGCAATAATAAAACAAGTGGTTGCTGCCAGTAGACAAGGCACCATGAGGACACCGAAGTGTCCCACATAGAGCCGGTTCTCAGTGCTGCTAACCCACTCAACATAACTATCCCAAATAGACTTGGGACGTTGTAGTGCGATAGTAGCTGCCATTTAAATAAAATTAATAAGTGTTGAGGTCAGAACGATCTAGTTTATTGAAGATGTCCTGACGATAAGCTGGATCACTGTCGTAGCGTGGGTCATTCATAGCTTGAATAACCTCTGCCTGGGACCGGAACACATCAGCTTGTTGTGCAGTGCCTTTGCCTGTGAGCATCTCTCCTTCCATACCATTCTGGTTTTGATAGGCGGCTACAAGCCCGTTAACTGCAAGCTGAATAGCGTAGCGATTACCAGTTGCTACTAGTTGATCGAATCCCTCCACAAGTTCGGGAGGGAAGTTTTCGTTAGACCACTGCATGAGTTCTGCGTAGCCTTCTTCTCCACCAACTGTGTTCTGGATGGTAGCAATGTCAGCATCGGACATTTCCACCCCAGCTGGTGCGTAGTCTGCATTCAGAAATGCTTTAGCAACCTCTTGTGAGTCCATCTCTGAGAACTGAGCCAGCAGCTCTTCAGGGTTCTCAGCATTCAAGACGTCGTTAACCAGGCTAGACACAGGATCCAGCTCAGCTTCAGGCTCACCCTCTGGTGCCTCTTGCTCAGTACGAGCTTCGGGGTCACCGAGTTTCTTTTGCAGCTCAATGTAGGCTTGCTCTAGGTCTTCAGCAGACTTAAACTTACCTGCAAAGGTTTGCTGTTCCTCTTGGAACGCCTGTTCTCCAACCTGAATAGAGTCTTGTTCTTCTGCTGTGAACTCAGGTGCATTCACATCTGTAGGATCATAATTAAGAGTTGCCATTATCTTTCACTCCTTTGGCGTGGACTACGTTTAGTTTACCCAGTCCTACGCTAGTAACATAGTTAGGACTGCGACCCAACAACGGCTTACCCAGTTTATCTTTGGGAGCATACTTGTTGATTGGGATTTCTTCTTCAGTTTTTTCGACCTGTGTTTCTACAGGTTCAACTGGTTTAGCCTGCGCCTTGCGGCGGCTGGGCTTCTTCGGTTCCGTCATTTGATTCAGGGTTTAGGGCGGGATTTTTACTGGGATCATTTGCAGGAGCATTTGCCAGTTGACCAGTCTGCTTAACAAGTTCCATCTCTTTCTGCTGATCCATAGCCTGTTGATTCTCAGCTTGTAGCTGCTCTTGAGACTTGATGAGGTTCAGAGTGTCAATACCTTGTGACGCAGCAAGTCGTTTGATGTACTCACTAGGGTCAATGTACTGCATGATAGCCTGTGGTCCCATTGTCTGTGCAATGGTCATTAGGAATTGTGTAAGAGACTCTCGATCTTGTCCACGTCCTAGTGCATTCACACCAGCAACGATGGACGGTCGGACCAGATCACGAGGTATCTTGGGGATCTGACCCGAACGCTGAAGAACTAACAGTGTCCTGTTTAGATACGGCACAAGGAACTCAATGGTCAGCAGCGAGAAGATCCCGCCTAACTGCTGTTCAAGCTCAAGCTGGGTAAGCCTAACTTCTTCAGCTGTTGTCCGTTCTGACTGTCGGATGTTAAGCACCAGGAATGCATCACTGATTCGTTGTGCCATTGTCTGTGCCATCTGTGCAGCAGTAGCGAAGTCCGCTTGCTTACCCACAGTGACAGCTTGCACGTCCTCTGGACGTCCTTGTACAATAGCACCGTTCCCCGCCTTGGCTAGAGTCTGAGGCTTGGTTGTCGATGATGGTGACACCAAGAACACTACCTTAGCAGCAACTGCTGACCCTTCAACCAGGGCTTGTGACAGTGCTTCAAGTGATTTGAGATCACCGAGGTACTCCTCTACTCTGCCACGACCATAGTCTTCGCCGTCAACAGTGTTGAATCTGAGGACCAAAAATGGGCTAGCATTCTTAGGTGCTGTGCTCTTGGTACCAGGGATCACCTTAT